ACATAGTGACCTTCAGGATGCGATTCTTTATCATATTCGACGATTCCGATTGACTTCCAGTATTCACGAATGCGAAATAAAGTTGACTGAACGAGCTGTAAATATGTGTTCGCCCCCACAAAGCCCCGGACCTTTGGAAACTTTCTGATAAGCTGATAGGTCTTTATTCCAAGTAAATGAGTTTTTCCCGATCCAACGCCTGAGAGAAATAAATTAATCGGAGCCGTTGACTGCAATATGCTTTTTTGTGGGGCTGATACAACTTGCTCTATCATTTGATGATTATATCAGGCAATTGAGCAACATTGACCTTTAATTCTGTTTTGACCGGAGCATCAAAACCCAGCATCTTTGAAATGCTGTCGAGAGCTTTCTGTTTGTCGAACAGTTTTATCCTGATGTATTCAACCTGAATCGGTTCTTTCTCTTTTGAATCAGGATTATATTGATATTCGTACCTGATCTTTGTATCAATTTCAGCAATGGATGACTTTTGGTCGTCAGTAAGTTCGTCAAACTCTTTTCTTTGAATCCATGTATTATGAAGATCACTTATAGAAGAAAAGGCGAGTTTCTTGTGTTCATTCAAAACCCTCAATCTGCTAACACCCGCTGTTTTAGCAAGATTGTCCTGCAATTCCTTAATTCGAGCCTGAATGTTCACTTTTGTTAACAGAGTTGAAGCAATAGAACGGGCTGTATTTTCTGAATATCCTGATCTTATCGCGGCCTGAGTTCCATTAAAGTCAATGCAATATTCATAACAGAATCTTTCCTGTTTATCGTTTAATTGCAGTATATCTTCTGTTTCTTCGCTCATTTCTTCCTCTTAAAGTATTAAATCTGCCCCAGTCGTTTCTCTGCGGCTTTTCTACTCATTGGCCCTGACAGCCTTTTGCCTTTCTTTGAATAGACGATACATTTATCTTTTTTACAACGTATCATAACGCAAAGTTACAAATTATATCAATTGACTGTCAAAATCATAATTAACTGCTCCAATGTTATAAACCGGAGTACAACGGCTGACAAGTTTAATCAAATCCGCTTCGGCTTCAGGTATCTTGAACTCTCTGCATTTCTTACTAATGTAATCCAATGAGAGTGCACTGCCGTCGCGGTGCATTTCTTCAATGTCAAGTAGAATATTCGCTGCAAAAATTAAATCTTTTATTATCATCTGTAAATTCTTTTCATGCCGTCAATCTCGATCATGCTGATATCAATATAATTACTCCCTAAAATAGTACACGGGCCGCCTTCATTATCTTGGAATTCGGCGAAGTATTTAAAATAAACGTGCCAATCGGTTATGTTTGCAAATTTCGCAGCAGCAGCAGGTCCGACAATAGCCCAGTTTGCCATAGCTTCCGTGTCGTGTATTACCATAAAATCAGTCTTATCACGATATCTATCAATAACCTCTAACCTTGCTTCCCATGTACCGTTATCAACAAATACAACACCCCATGATTCAGGAACTATCCAATTAGGAGAGTTGTACAATAAATGGTTATCACTTTCAAGGTGCATGAATTTCAACAGCCAGTCAGCATTATTCTCAACTGTTACCAATACTCTGCCCTTGCAAAGCTCGTGAAGCTGCGGCGTAGAGAAGTCCCCTGCACCAAACTCAATAACATTTTTATCAGTTAGCTCAACTGCTTTAAACAATACTTTTTGATGCGTTCCGTAATTGTCCATCTCTGATTAAATTACTTATCAAATTATCCTGTAAATTTTCAAGCCCTCCGTTTGTGTCTCTGATAAACCTTCCCCACATTGGATGACCGCCGTACCAATGACACCCGATTGATTTTTCTGTAAATCGTCCTTTTTTAAGTTTAATCAAATCCCCCTGGTTAAGCGCATCGTGAGCATACACTACATCCATTGAAAGGTTAACGCCGCCAGGGATCTTATTTCTGAAATACTTATTAAACAAATCCGGACCTAAGCATTGATACGATCCGGGGCTGAAACATTCCGGGATTCTGTTTGCAAGCGTTTTAAACATCCTGCTATCCGGCTGTGCCATTACGAATCCAGTCGAATGACCATAATGTGCTATACATCCAAATGCTTCCTTATCTTCATACTGAGGTTTATTGACATATAATTCATTCATTGGTTTGAAGTAAATTATATCCATGTCAGACCATAACCCGCCGTAATGATTCAATAGGGTGATTCTCATATAATCAGCCTTGTGAACTTCTGCGCTGTTTCGAGTGAAACCATACTCACTAAAGTCAATTACCGTATGGATAACCGGTAATTTCAAAAGGTAAGGCATATAGTCGCGGCAAACAACCTTGTAACTATTTTCACCGGAACACCATGATACATTATTTGATTCTACCATCGGGGTCCATAGATACACATCCCAATCAGGATTCAAGTCAATAAACGTTTTAACCGTAAGATACCTCATGTACGGGAGCGTACCGCCACCCCAGTATATGTGAAGTATTTTCGGGACGTTTAGATTCCACATAAGTCAGGTGTTATTAAGTGTTTGGCACGATATTCTTTCAAAGGTATAAGATCATATAATACCCTTTCGTTTGCTTTCCACAAGTCATAATATTGGCTCATTTTTTGAGTATTAGGATGCCACTGGTGAACGACAAAAGGAAATTCAGTTATATTAATCTTCAATCCTAAATTACGCACTTGTCTTACAAGGTAATCATCGTCAAAACTTAACCCAAAAGCAAGCCTTTCATCAAATCCATTTAACCGGATAAGATTTTCAGTCCTCAAAGCACAGCAATAATGAAAAGCCACCGGGTCATAAATCGGATGATTTGCCCACCCATTACGATTGCCCCAATCGCCGTTCTCATCCATTGTTGTTACGTGATTATCATTTATGATTATTTCGTTTATATCGTAATCACTCTCTGAAGTTTCGCGATCAACCATGTAACACCCAAAAGAAAGATATTCATCTTCTCTTACATCTTTGGCTTTTAACAGAACGTCGCCGACATGATAACACTCAGGATTATGGATTATAACTACATCGGGATTGAATTTTAATGCTTCGTTAAAACCCTGGTTAAACACCGGTACGGAATTAATATACTTCTCTTTGTTTTTGATTACCTTAACTTCAAACGGAAGCTCCGGCAAAACAATATCTTCCGGCGAACAATCATCAACAATAACAACATTAAAATCCCTGTATTTACTTTCACTCATTGAGATTAGTGTCCTCGTGAGTTGTGCCTGCCGGTTATAGTATGCCATTACCACGCTTATCATAAATCCTGGGTGATGAGATGCTTGGCGCGATACTCTGTATTATTTTTAAGCGAAGTCCATATCTGTTCATTATATGCAGTCAGGGCAGGATTGCGCGGCTCAATTGAATGCCATTGATGGTAAACAAACGGCTCGTGAATAAACTTAACATCAAGTTTCAGATTCTTAATCTGATGAACAAAGTAATCGTCCTCATAACAAATACCCTTCGCGAATCTTTCGTCAAATCCGTTTAATCTTTTAAGGTCACGGGCGTTTATTGCTGAACAAAAATGAAACATTGTCGGACGTACCATTTCGTGGTTATACCAGCCTTCATCACCGGATTCCAATGGAAGTAAATCACGCCTCTCTACGCCTATCTTCTGATCTTTGGCAAGTGAATAACAATGATAAGTAAGATACTCATTAGGCTTTATCTGTGAAGCATGAGTAACAATATCGCCTTCATGATAGCACTCTGCATTTTGAATGATTATCACATCCGCGCCTTTGTCAATCGCATACTTAAATCCGATGTTATAAAGCGGACCCGGATTAGATGAAATCTTTTCTACAAGCCTGTAAATGTCAACTTGAAATTTATAATCGCCTATTCCTGAGATTTCCTGTGGTGAAGCATCATCAATTATAATTACTTTGAAATCCTTGTACCTGGATTTGTTAATTGATTCCAGTGTCAACCGCAATTGTTCAATGCGGTTATAATAAGTCATGACAACAACAACATTTAGCTTGCCCATGACGGAGTAGATAAAAGATGGACGTGACAATTAAAGTCATACATAGCTTCAGGTTTTTGTCCTATGGATTCCCACAGAAAAAGCGGCGAATGAGTTAAATCAAAATGACAAACATCGATATTGATAGTATAGAAAAACATCAGCCACTGATCATGTGTTGCCATTAGTTCATTGAAATACTGTTCCAGAAAACTCTTTTTTTCATCCTTCGCCTCAAATCTCTGTATCCTCTTTCGGCATTGATTTCATCCAGTAATTTAACCAGGGCTTCTGATTTGGTTCCGCCTTCGGCATAATACGAGCCATAGACTGCTATATAACCTGAGTCATTCATCGCTATGTGAGCTTTGGACACTATTTCTGAAACCCTTATCACCACTGTTAATCATGACCCAAATATATTAATTATTTTTAACAAACTACTGAATAATTAATTGACCCTGGCCGACAACTATCTTCCCAGTTTTCAAATTCAGCGTACTATCACCACTAATGACCGTTGCTTTGTCATAAAAAATAACCGCATTGCCCTCGTAGATTCTTGCTCCCTGTTGCCAGTATCCTTGCTGTTTGACAAGGTTCATGTCAAATCCGGCAACCCAATAATCACTCATTGCAATACCCATATCAAACTCTGTTGGAGTGCCCCACTGGATACGATATCCGGGCGCAAGATCAACGTTGTTGTTAAAATGAGGGTTCAATATGTGTGAATGCAGATCATAGCCCATAGCCTGCCACTGCTCCCATGTCTTATAGCTTCCGGCAACCCGAAATCTCGGCTCTCCTTCCTCACACCAGTAAATGTTATAATCACATTCAAAACCTTGCAGACATGACGTATCCATGACATTGACATTTACAATCCGACGTTTAGTATAGAAGATATTGTTTTTGATCTTCGTGCCTTTTGCGTCTGCTATTGGATTGTCGTTTTTGTAAACATCAATCAATCCCCGCCATGTACCGATACCGGGACTGACATAAAGCGAATCCTCAGAGTAAAATGTATTGTTATAAATCCTCACTCCGTTCATACCCTTTACCACTACACCGACAGCCACCGGATTGCGGATAATATTATAAGCTATCACCCCGGTCGAATCAGTCATGCCGTCTGACTTGCGAATGATACCCATTGGAACATAGGCCAAATAGTTATACATGATCCTGGCGTTCGCTTCGTATCCTGTAAAGATTCCGTGAGTGATTGTATTGGCGTTCTGATCGCCGGTCCAGACAAACTTATTTCCGATTATTACAGAATTAGGCAAGGTATTAACGTACTGCGGATAAGTGTTGTTTTCAACTCCGGCCTGAAGGATATATCCCTGAGTGTTACATGCCTCGACATAGTTATTCTTAAACACAAAAGTCGCTAACGCTCCACGTGGGACACTTATCCCGTTCACGTTATCGCAGGTTGTGTCTATTAAGGTCTGACCGATGTAACTTAAATTAACCTGAGCATTAATTAACTCAGGTAAAATAAGCAACAGGAAGATTAATCGCTTCATTTTGCAATATAGCTATCTGCATTGCTCACAAAGGTAATCATCCGGTGCCCGTAACCGGTTGTCGCATGAGCCGGAGAGACAATGATATTCAGAACCTTTTTATCGTATTCTCCGATTGGTCGTTTATCTTCGGGTATCCCTGCGGCTTCCCAGTCAAATGTTTCATCAAAGTATTGTTCCTGTTCTGCGAGCAGTCTATCGGCTTGATCGTAAAGTGAATGAATTTTAACCCAGTTATCAGTAAGCAAATCGCCCGTAGGTATTATTACCGGAGGTACTGTGTCGATAGCTTTTACAGTGAATGATATCTCTGTAAAGTTGTCAAACGTATCCGTCGCACGAATCGTAACTGTCACCTGTGGATTGTTGGCATTAAGCAACGTGCCTTTTACCGGAGTCTGAGTAATCGTTTTGACAGAACAGTTATCCGTTACTGTGACCTGAGTTGTGTAATCAGGCAGGACGGCTTCGCAATTTTCACCCACAACAATGTATTGAGGCGGGACCTGTGATAGCAGACAAGTGCATGAACTTGCAAGTAAAACAACAGTAAAAAGAATGATTAACTTTTTCATATTTCTCGATTTAAGTGCTTCTTTAATTGTTCTCTGCCACGCATTACAATAACCCGTGCAGTTGAAGAGTTGATATTATTTCGTTCGGATATTTCATCAAACTGAAGCCCGTTAAAGTAGTGTTCACGGATGAAATATTTATACTTTGCAGGGAGGCTTTCAACAGCAGAACAAACTGCCTCACGCCTTTCTTTTGCAATCATTGTTTCTTCGGGCGAAAGTTCAAACGGGAGCAGGCGTTCATTAATAGGGACATAGGATTGTTTTGTCCTTAAATAATCAATACAGTTATTTCTTCCTATTGAAAACAGCCATGTCGAAAACTTATGCGTAGGCCGGTAGCGATTGATCTCAATGAACGCATCTTCAAAAGTATGCACGGCAAGTATTTCTGCATCACCTTCATTATAGATCATTGAGCGTATCATTGCCATCATTCGACTATAATAACGGGTGATGATTGCTTTATAGGCCCAGACTTGACCTGTTCGCATAGCATCAACCGTTTTATTCTCATCATACATTTATGCAAATG